ACCAGTAGTCCCGGCATTACCTTGAGATCCTGTAGGTCCAGTCGGACCTGTTACGCCGGTAGGTCCAGTTGGACCAAACGCGCCTGTAGGGCCGGTAGGACCGGGAGTAATGGCAGCAATAGCCGCAGTTGTTGTGCGGCGAGATACGCCAGCTTGAACAATTTCAACTTGCTCAGTTCCGCTAAGGGACGTAGCAACCGGTAGATTCGGGATCTGAACATTGCTCATGTCAACGGACCAGTCTTTGGAACTTCAATATTGTTATAAGGCAAGCCGGGGTCATTGTCACCGGGTGCATTAGGGTCAGTACCCGGTTGTTGATTAAGACCACCCGGCGGTTCGCCAGTTTGTTGTGTAACACGATTCTGATCGTTCTGTGTAATACGGTTGTCGCCACCAACAACCGGAATATTGGTTGTGGGATCAACTGTATTCTGTCCAGACGTAAACCGATTGTTTGTTTCAGCCGTAACAAAGTCTTGAATACGGGGATTCATGACTGGAACTGGATCAGCCGGTACAATAATGGCTCTAAGCTGTTCTTGAGGCGTGTCATAACAGTCATTGCAAACCAAGATGCGAAGGTTCATCAGGGATGCACCACGCCAGTCAAATTGCCACTTAAGATTTACTAAATTATAGCGAAATCCGCACCTGTCGCATATGGCATGAGCCTGCGGGTTGCTGGCACTCGTTCTTGCGCGTCCAGATTGACTTGCGTATGCCATTTTGCCTCCCTATGGCCGATAATAACCCATAATTTGAGGCGAAATATATTGTTGAGCTGTTTCAATATTCTGTTGAGCAGCGATATTATAGCTTTCATCCGCCTGACCCTTCAATGCAACCGCTAATTGGGGGTTCCAAATACGGGCTAAACGGTATGTTAAACCATCCGCAAACGCTTCCATCCATAAATAAGGTATTTCGACGTTCTGATTATTTATAAGGTTAGAATCTTGAAGCTGGCGAACACGGTAATACTTCAAATATTGGCCACTTGTACCATCAGGCACAGGCCATAATGTCACAGTTGGGTTGGGGCTGATAAGGCGGTCAAACCAAAATGTCGTTGGGAAACCTTGCTGTGTTTTATTAGGGTAAGAAGCATACTCTGTACGGCTTACAGACAAGATAATGCGGTCAGTGGGCAAGCTGCTACCGCTGACTGTAGATATATATGTATCCAGCATGGTAACAGTGTTGAGCTGTACGTCATATGTAGCTTGACCTGCGACCAACGGGACCGTGACTAGATCCACAGCCCACAGGTTGACGCCCTCGTTCGACCAACGGGCAAGCATCATGTTGGACGCCATACGCGCTGATATAAAATGCTCTTGGACAAGCGAAGTCGGACGCAAACCAATATTCTGGTAAGCATATAGGACGATCTCACCTAATCCGGGATTAAAGGCGTATGTCCCGCTTGTTGACATTATATCACCTTAAACAGGGCCAGCCTGAACAACTGAGGCAGTTACAGTACCAGAGCCAGAGCTGATATTGATGCAAATAGCTTTGCACGGAACTGTAAATGATCCGCCAGTGCTAGCAGAAACAGCCGAAAAGCCAGTAGCAACATACCAAGTAGCGCCAGCTACAGTATAGCCGTATTCCATTGGATCATCAAATGAATATTCAATGTTAAATGTAGCAGAGCCTGATGTAATGGCTGCTCCAATACCAACATTGAAAGGAGTTTGGAAATCATCTACAGCGCAAGCTGCGCTGCGACCAGTTCCAGACTTTGTAATTGTTGTAAGTTTCATTTTGATCTTCCCTTAGCGCGAGATGCTGCGACATTATCAACCAAGTTCGGGTAAGGCCGTCCAGCAACCCTTGCCTTAGCTTTTGCCAACTGGACTTGCTTTTTGTCTAGATGACTATGTGTAGCATCTTTTGGAGCTTTTTGCTCCCAAAAAGGTTTTTTCAGCATTTAACATCCCACTTTTTTAACGCAAGATTGATTCTGCTGTTTGGATCATGTGCTGTTTTGGCAGAAGTTAATTTTTCCTTCATACCACACATTCGTGACCGAAAGTTTTCACGCCTTTGAGCATCCGCAGGGCTATGTTGGGCTTTCTCACGGGAAACTGGAGGCTTTAGGTTATGCCCTTCAGCTTTAGCCGAAGCTCTACCTTTAGCATTTAAGCCGCCTTCAGGGTTCTTACCTTCTTTGCGTGTCCATGCACCAGCCATGATAACCCCCATAGAGAAATAAGGGGGCGCTAGGCCCCCAAATTCTTAGTCCATCTCTTCTGTCTTGTGGCCCTTTGGGGGAGTGCCAGCATGAGCAGACGAAAGCGGGTTCATGTTGGAGCCAGTGCGGCCACCAGACTTGCGGGGCTTGCGACCAGCATTGCCTTTAGCGTTTGCACCCATAACCATGCCCATATGCTTGGCGCTGCCGCCACGCTTCTTTTCTTTCGCGGCACCAAAGATTTTAGGTGCATTGTTACGCTCATCGGGAGCATCCTTGATGTCCTGTTCCCAATCTTTGGAACCGGTCATAGCGCCACCAGATTCTTTCTTTGTACGACCCTTCATATTAGCCTCCTATAGCTAAATTATGCGTTTTCAGCTTGAATATAGCGAACTACAAGATCGCCAACGCCGTCACCAGTATTTGCAGACAAAGCATAAATGATAACGTCAGAAGTTCCAACATTAGACCATTTAGCTGTGCGAGTTGCATTTGTTCCGGGCGTAAGAGCGTCGAGGCCAATAGTTCCGACCGCACCAGCAGATACCAATTCAGTAGCTGTCGTTGTTGTTCCAAGACTAATAGTCGTAGCCGCACCGCTCCATGCCGTAGTTGCCAAAACTTGAATATTGACAATATGGCTATAGGCCGGAATAACAATTCCGGTGCTTGTTGCTGTCGTAGTTCCAGCCTGCGTAATGGGCGCAGTTTGCGCCATCATCACAAACCCGACATTCTTAATCGTACCAGCAGTTGTGCCAGTCGTGTCAAGAACATCACCAGCCTTAATGGGGCCAGTAAATGTACTAGTTGCCATAATAATCTCCTGCACGAGTTCGTCACATAGTCTGTGCAGCGTCCGCTAGGCCGGTCTATGTGACTGCAATCCTAGAAAAGCGGGGGCCGAAACCCCCGCCATTTGCCTTACGAGGTGGGGAAAGAACCCCAGATGCTCCGCCAATTATAGTATCCGAATGAGTATCTTTCGTAACCTTTTACGAGAAGATTATCGGTCACAAAATCTACTTGCATATCTGTTTCGAACTTAATTCTCTCCATATAAGAGAGGCCATCAATGTTCGTAAGCAGGAACCAAGCGTACTGTGAGGTCAAGAAGTCGTTGACCATGTAGCCTTCCGAAAGACCACCCGCAGTCATCATGATTGCATTGACATCATTATCTGATGTACCGGGCCGCAGTTCAGTCTTTGTAAGACGAATTGCAGTAGGTTCAAGCTGCGGAGGAACAACCAGCTTGCGAGCGCGAGCAAACACTTTCAAACCAGCTTGATCTTTAAAGTTCGTGCGAACAGCAATCATGCCGTTTAGCAGCGTTGACTCATTTAGACCAACCGCAGTTGAAGGAATGTTAGCAACCGTGCCACCATCAATCGGATGGTTGGAAGCGCACAGAGCAACGCCGTCACCACCAATGCTTGCATTGTATGTGGTAGCAGTGTTCAAGACGTTAGAACCGTAGATTTCCTTAGTTTGCTGGAATGATTCGATCAAACCAAGATTCGAAGGATGGAACTGTGTCTTGTACAGGTTGTCATCAATTGCCTTACGGGTAATTGCATACCCAAGAGCAATTTCTGTGTGTTCCTGATTGTAGACATAACGCTCACCAGCATTATTGTCGAAAGCAGTTTGACCGCCTTCTGTCTTAAGCTGTGCAAGACCCAAGAACCGCATTTCAGCAGTACGTTCGAGCGCCATCTTAGAATCATGCTTGGTGAAGATCTTGTCGTACTGAGATGGAATCATCTCGTACTTGCCTTCTACTCCGCGCAATCCGGGGAGCAAGAGGTCTTTAATTGCTGAGAGATTGACAGCCATTAGTCCTTACTCCCTTAGACGCCGACGAAATTCTTCGTCTGGACATAGTTGAAGGAAACAACAGCATAATCGTATGCCTGACTATTAATCAGAGTCCCCGGAGCGCCCGGCGGATCATTAATCACGCTGACGATCTTGAAGGGAGCATACACATTATATGTTGCGGTGTTAATTGTGGTTGTATCGAGATAAGCGCCAGAAAGACCATTAGAGGTATTACCAGAGCCAATCACAAACCCAATCGTTGCGCCAACGTCCGAAAGAGCAATGCCTGTAGCGTCAGATTGAGCAACAAACTTAGCATTCGGATCATTGATGATATAGCCAGTCACAACGCTAGTCGAAGCAACGTCTGAACCGGGCCAGTAGTTTGACCAAACTGTACGCTTCTGTGAAACGGACAGATATTGGCAACCAACAAAGATGCCGGAAATACCGGGGACACCGGGCGTTGCGCCTGTCGAAGAAGAACGAGCAACAGTGCCATCAGATTGGGGAGTTACGGGATCGCCATAATAAATGGCGGAAGCATTGTAAGCAACGGAAACAGCGACCTGCTCATATGTCGGTGCTGAACCAGTGCCCTGATATTGACGAAAGCCGTAATAGCCTGCTGT